GCTTTGGCTCGTGCTTATGATCAACGTCTGGCACGTACTCTCCTCACTGCTACCGAATCTGACGGTCGCATTAAGGATTGGAATTCCAAGCGTTTCCAACTGAACGACGGTACTTACGCTTCTGTTAGCACCAACACCATTACGCTTTCTGCTAACTTCCAGACTGCCGAGCTTACTTACTGGGCTGTTGGCGAAGTTGTCTACGGTGAGAACTCTGGTAATTACGGCGTAATTACGACTGCTCCTACCAACGGTGCTGCTACTTTCGTCATCAACCCTATCGGTTCTATCGGTTCGGGTACTGGCGTTGGTTTCCAAGTTGGTGAGCGTCTGTTCGTTCTGAACGGAATGCCTGGTGGTACTTCTTTCACCGGCATTGACCTGAACGGTGCTGCTAGCCGCACTGCTCGTGGCAACCTGATTGTTGAGAATCTTTACAAGGCCTGCCAAGTGCTGGACGAGAAAGATGCTCCTAAGGAAGGCCGCGTTACCGTTCTGAGCCCTGGTGCTTACTACGACATCCTTCAAAGCGACCGTGCAATCAACACTGATTACAACGGCGCTGACGGTCGTAACGGTACGTTTGCTGGTAACAGCGTTATTAGCGTTGCTGGCTTCCGTCTGGTTACCTCTAACCACCTCGGTATCAACAGCTACACTGCTAACCAAACCTACGCAGGTTTGAGCAACCAGTCTGCTGTTACCCGTGGTGAGCGTCCTAACTACATCAACGGTAAGGACGGTTCTAACGGTTCTGCTGCTTCCGGTACTAACGATTATTACCAGGATGAGCAGGGTAACACCAGCTCTATCGCTAACTGCTTCGGCCTCTGCTTTACCAAAGAAGCTGTTGGTACCGTCTCTCTGAAGGACGTTTCGATGCAGATGACTGGTGCTGAGTACAAGGCCATGACTCAAGCCACCATGATGGTTGCCAGCTATGCTGTTGGCCACGGTGTGCTGCGTCCTGAGTGCTCTGTCAGCCTCCTGTCTGATGGCAACCCGTATTGATTAGCTAACTAGTCAAATACACATACAATGGGGGAAGCGAGAAGTTCGTTTCCCCTTTTTTGTGCCTAAATAATGAGTACCTCAAAACTAGACGCAGTCAATACGCTTCTTTCAATTATTGGGGAAGCACCTGTTAATAGCCTTACAGCTCCTGTACCTGGAGATGCTTCACTAGCAGAGCGTACACTGACTGAGATCAGTCGTGAAGTTCAAGGTGCAGGATGGTCGTGGAACACAATGCTTTATGACTCCATTCCTTTGGACACTGCTACAGGACAATCAAATCTACCTAGCAACACTTTGGCTGTTAGGTTTAACCCTTTGGCGTACCCAGATCAACGTTTTGTTCTTCGCGGTACTAGGCTTTTTGATCGCCTTAGGAACTCATACGACCTAAGGGCAACTGCTAGTGTTGCTGTCGTTGGGACCGCTACTAATTTGGTTGCTGAGATTGTTGAAGAGCTTGATTGGGACAGCATCCCAGAAACAGGTCGTCGGTACATCATGATTCGTGCTGGACGAATCTTTGCTAATCGTGCCGTAACTAGTTCTAGTATTGAAGCTTACACAGCTGAAGACGAAAAGGAAGCTTTGAAGATTCTTAAGCGTACTGAGGATATGTCACAAAACTACAATTTTATTAGTGGTCCTGATGATATGTACGCTGGCCGTGTAATTACTAACTTTGGTCCTGATATTCTGAGCCGCTAATGTCAAGAGAACTTTTCAGCCAGATCATTGCACCATTAAATAAAGGAGTCAACCAACAGGCAGATAGTTTGATGCTGCCTGGTTTTGCCAAGACACTTGAAAACGGTGTTTGTGATCTTGTTGAGGGTCTTAAGAAGCGTCTAGGTTCTGTGCCTCTTAAACGAATTGATACGCTTACTAAGAACGCTGGTGGTCTTACCCTAGTCAATCCGATCAAGTGGGATGAAGCTTGGTTGTTTGTTTATAACCGCAGTAGTAACGAACGCTTTATTCTGATTGCTGCTGACGACAGTAGGACCGTTAGCCGCACTGGAAACATTACTAGTGGTTCTGCTGTAATTCAAAGTGTCAGCAGTATGACTGACATCTTTGTTGGTGTTGATATTACTGGTACAGGTATTCCAAGTGGAACTATTATTACTGACATTGATGTAGCTGGTTCTCGCATTACTCTTAGCAAAAACGCTACAGCTACAACAACAGGAGTTACTTTAACTGTTGAATCTAACTACACGTTTGTAACTGGTATTTCAAATATTGAACCCATTTCAGGGGTACTTCCTGAGGTGGTTCCTGTTGAGCAAACGTTTAGCAATATTACTTCTACCAATCTTGAGTACCTTCGTGGTGCTGGTAGGGCTCGTGATCGCTTTAGGGCTACGTCATTTCAAGATTATGTATTTGTAACAAATATTCAAAAAACAGTTATTTATGACGCAACTGAAACTTTAACTCGTTACAACATCAGCAGCATTAGTGGCAGTTATCAACCCACTAAAGCTCAAGTACTTGTTAAAGCCGTTGACTACGATACTGAATATGAAATTAAAATTGTACTAGATAACAGCGTAACCATTACAGGTAAATATTTAACACCTTCTCTTACTACTAGTTCTGGTGCTGTAAACGTTGTCAGTTCAAATGATATTGCTGCAAGATTGGTTTCATTTTCAGAAACCGCTGTAGGCACTGTATCAAGCGGCAGCACAACAATAACAAGTATTAGTGCTACTGATTTAGTAAAAATTTATGTAGGAGATATTATTACTGGTACTCATATTTCAGCTGGAACAACTGTTGTTAGTAAAGGCACAACAACTATTGTTATAAGCGCAGCAGCTACTGGTACAGGTTCTCATACTTATACCTATGGTCATGGTTTAGATGAAAAAGACACCACTAATCAGTTAACTTTTACAATTCAAAATTCTCAAATTCTTATTGGTCTTACCAGTGGATCTAGGTACATTAAAAGCATTGCTGCAACAGACGCTCGTGGTAACACCTTGATGTCTGGTTTTACTAATCAGGTAACCAGCATTACAGAGCTTCCTAACACCTCCTGGGAGGGTCATACGGTCATTGTGGCGCCTACAGGGGCTTCTGATCAAAGCTCTTACTACCTCAAGTTCAACGCTGAAAACACAACTACTAACGGGGATTACGGTCGTGGTGTGTGGGAAGAGACTAGCGGTTGGGGCACTCCAGGAATGCTGGATAAAACCACCATGCCTCATTCGTTTATTTACTACAAAAACAGTAGTGGTTTAACTCGATTTACTTTCCAACCGTTTACTGGTGCTGCTTACACAGACGGTTCTGTTTCACTTGATCTTCCTGGTTGGACTACACGTCTAGCTGGTGATGAAGACGAACTACCAGGACCTACGTTTGTTAATCACGCAATTAACGACGTTGTGTTCTTTAAAAACCGTCTTGGTTTTGTAAGTGGTGAAAACGTAATCCTTAGCCAAGCTGCTGATTACTTTAACTTCTGGCAGCAATCTGCAGTTCAAGTTGTAGACAGCGATACCATTGACTTGACTGCCATTAGTAACGACGTTGCTACGTTGAACTACGCTTTGCAGCAGCAGGATGAATTGGTGCTGTTCTCTAGTGAAAACCAGTTCCGTCTTTACAGCGGTGACAACGTTACCTTTAGTCCTGATACAGCCTCTGTGGGCCGTATTAGCTCCATTAGTATGGAGGCCAACGTAAAACCTCAGCAGGTAGGACCGCAGGTTATCTTCCCTGTTAAGGAAGGAGACTTCACTGGATTTCAAACTTTCATTACTACTGACCGTACTGTTGGTATCAACCTTGGCCAAACAGCTGTAATTACAGAAATTATTCCTAGGTACATTCCTAAGAATATTGATTCTCTTGCTGTCAGTCGTAGTGACCAATTCTTGGTAGCCCTAAGTTCGGACAATCCCAACTCTCTGTACGTGTACCAGTTCTTTTGGGAAGCTTCTGGTGGCTCGTTGACCAACCGTCAGAATGCTTGGCATGAATGGACCTTCCCTAATAAAAGCGTTTACTGGTGTGACTTTGTAGAAGGCACTTTGATGACGCTTACAAAATATGTAAACGGTGCTAACAACGAATACTACCTTGAGGGCCTTAATGTTTCTAGGCCGCCTCAAAATAACAATGAGTTGTTTTTGCTAGATCGTCAGATTTCAAGCAGTATTACTACTGATCTAGGTTCTACAACTTTTAGCTACAGCGCTGCTACCAACAAAACTACGGTTACTCTTCCATATAAAACTGTTAATCCAAGTCAATTTGTAGTTATTAAACAGGATGCTGCAGATAACAATGAAGCTAAAAAACGGTGGATTGTCAAAAACAACGTACCTGCTGGTGTAACTAATTTTGTTTGCGATAGCCTTGGAGATTTTACAGATAGCTCTTGGGTATTTGGAGAACAGTTTACGTTTACGTTCCAGCCTCCTGTTTTGATGCCTCTTAGCAGGGCAGCTACTGAAAACACTTTTGTTGGTAGCAGGACTGGCAGACTTCAACTGCGTTACGTTGATTTTTATTACAACGACAGTCGGTACTTCAAAGTTGAGATAACACCTAAATTTAGAGATACAACTACGTATGAATTTGATCGTCGTGATCCTTTAAATGGAAACATTGTGATCAGTGAGGAGGAGGAATTTGAACAAGCAAAATTCCGTGCTCACATCTTTAGTAAGAACGATCAAGTTACAGTAGAACTAGTAAACGACAGTATCGACCAAGCCAAATTCATCGCTATGGAATGGACTGGTCTTTACTTTGATGTAGCCCGGAAGTACGGTTAATGGCAACCAAATCAAATCTTTTTGATCTTCCATCAGTCTTGTCTATTGCCAAGGCTGGTCTTGGTGTGGCCGCTCAGTACAGTGCTTACGCTTCAGATAAATACAATACACAAGCTTATAACGCAGCAGCTCAACAGAAGTACTGGGCTGAATACGCTCAAACTACACAGCAAAATTACAGGGATTATCAGTATCAACTTGACTCTTGGTATAGAGCTTCTGACTACGTAGAAAAACGCCGTATTTATGAATCTCAACTAGCAGAGCAACAAGCTGTTTATAAAGGTCAAGTTGGCATTAACGCTACTCGTAATTTTGAAAAGCAAATGGCTGACCTTGAGGGTCGCTATTACGAGGAAGAAGCAAAGGACATGATTGATCTTGATAATATTCGTATCAAGTCAATTGCTGATGGTTCTAGGCGTGTAGCTTCTGGTCAAGCGGGTCGTAGCGTTGTAAACGTGACTAACCAATACAACCAGCAGTATCTGTCTAACCTTAGTAACCGTGAGATCACTCGCAATTTCCGAATAGCGGATAAAATCAGAACTGCTGAATCCCTTAACGTG